AATCACCAAAAACATATAAGTATGTAACGAAATATGGTTCAGGTGAATCACAAGCATTAAGAGATGGAAAACTATTCCACACGATGATTTTAGAGCCACACAAAATAGATGAACTTGTAATTGTAGACGTAGCAACAAAAGCAGGAAAAGCATACAAAGAAGCAAAAGAAAAAGGTTTAGAAGTTTACACTAGCAAAGAAGTAAAAGATGCAGAACGTTTAGCTGATGCACTACTTAAAAATGATGAAGCGGTACATTATATGTCTAAATCACAATTTGAAATACCAGCTGTTTCTATGATTGAAGAAATACCATTTAGAGCAAAAGCAGACATACTAAAAGACAATATGATAGTAGATTTAAAAACTACTACAGGATTGAATGACTTTAGATATTCAGCAGCTAAATATAGTTATGATTTACAAGCATATCTTTATAGACAAATGTTTGATGTAGAAAACTTTGTTTTTGTAGCAATCGACAAAGGTAGTTTAGACATTGGAATATTTGAATGTAGTGATGAATTTTATGAAAGTGGTAAACGTAAACTAGAGCAGGGAATAGCAAACTATAAATACTTTTTTGGAAGTGAAGAAATAGATTTAAACCAGTATGTATTAAGAGGAATACTATAATGAAAGTAACAGATAAAATAACAATTACAAACGAGGATAATATGTTATTAATGGCAAGATATCCTGATAACTATTTTGATTTGGCTATTGTAGACCCGCCTTATGGTATTAATGTATCTACAAGGGTTTTTAATGATGGTAAAAATTGGGATAATGAAATACCAACAAAAGAATATTTTGAGGAATTATTTAGAGTTTCTAAAAATCAAATTATTTGGGGTGGTAATTATTTTTTAGATTATTTAAAAGCAACACCTTGTTTTATTATTTGGGATAAAAAAATGACAGATAAACATTTAATGTCTATGTCTGAATTTGCTTGGACTTCTTTTGAAAGTAAGAATTTAATATTTAGACAACCGCCAGTAGGAGATAGGGGTTTTTATAATATAGACGGTACAAGAATACATCCAACACAAAAGAGCATAAAATTATATGAATATTGTTTAAGTAAATTTGCTAAAGAAGGAGATAAAATATTAGATACGCATTTAGGAAGTGGAAGTATAGCAATAGCAGCACACGATTACAAATATGAATTAACAGCTTGTGAACTTGATAAAGAATACTACGATAAAGCAATACAAAGAATAATAAACCACACAAACCAACAAACACTATTTTAAAATGGAAATAACAGAAAGACTAAAAGAAGTAATAAAAACAGAAACAAATATAGATGTAAACCAAAACACTAGACTACGTGAAGTCGTAGAAGCTAGGGCGATGTATTGTTACCTGTTAAAGTATTTGCAACCCAGTTCTACATTACAATTTATAGGTAATACAGTAAATAGAAATCACGCTAGTATTATACACTCGTTAAAAACTTACCCTATTATTGAGCAGCAAAATAAAGAACTAAAAAATATTAGGTTAAAAGTATTATCTTACTTTGAAAGTAGTGAAGAAATAACTGAAGCCGATGTATTACGTAAACAAATAAATGACTTACATTATAAAATAAACCAATTAGAGCAAGAAGCAAACAAACCAAAGTACAGCAACACAACAATTAACAAACTAAACGAACTAATGACTAAATACGATGGTACAAACAACAAAGAAATAATTACAGAAAAGCTAGAAGCATTTTATAAAATGAATAGTAACTTAACTAGATTTATATGATAGAAGCAGTAATAGTATTTGCAATAATATTTTTTGTACTTTTGTTTATCACTTGCGTTAATGTAGGAAACAAAACAATAAAAGAACTAGAAAAGAAAGCACCAACAACTTACACAGAAAATGAATTATGACACCAAAAGAACGTGCTGAAATACTTTATAGCAAATACAGTAAAGAGTATTTAATATCTGTAGTGAAAAAGTATAAGACACAAGAAGAAAAAGAACACTGGATTTTAGTAGCAAACGAATTAAACAAACTTTACAAGAATGAAAAAGTATAAAGTAATAGAATTAATGACTTTAGCATTTGAAGCAGGATTTAACCAAGCATCAGTTGTTGAAGCAGGATTAGAATCAAAAGAAACAGAATTATTTGTAAATTGGATTTATACTAAACACGTAAACAATGGCTGATATATCAAAATGTAATGACTTCTTATGCCCTTCAAAAGAAATTTGTTATAGGTTTACTGCACCAGCAGACAAATTTAGACAAAGCTGGGTAAATACTAATAGAGAAAACGATGCTTATAACTGTGAGTTATTTTGGCATAATGGAATATGTAAATACTGCGGACAAGATGAAAACAATCACAAGTTAAGCTGTGCTACATATAAAATACAAATAAACTTATGATTAAATATTCAACCAGAATTGTAATATTATTTGATAATATAGTTATAAAGATACCATTGTCTAAACGTGGTTATTTACAAGGATTGAATGAAAAATACATTTGGGATAAGTATAAACAAATTGGTTGTTTAGCAGAATTAAAATGGATGTTTATGGGTATAGTTTGTCAGAAAAGATATAAACCAGTTAAACGAGTACCAAATACAAAAGTATTGCTTATAAAAGAATTAATACCTGAATTTGATTTTGACAACTGTGATTTATACAAAGCTGAAAACTGGGGAATTGAAAACAAAAATTACATTTTGCTAGATTATGGAATAAATGAAAATATCTCAAAATTATATAAAATATGAAGTATCTATTAATATTTGCAGGTTATGAATTTATAAGACCGAAATTGATTTGGTTGTTTTATTATTTAGTAAGCAAAGGTTCAGAATAAACAACAATAGATTTTATTTATTTTTAAATTGAATAAACAAACTTTTTTCTATGGAAACAAAATCTAATAAAGGTGGAGCAAGAGCAGGAGCAGGTCGTAAACCTGTAGCTGATGAAAAGAAAGTTAATAGTATATTTGTACAGGCGTTAAAAGAACTATACAATAAAGAAACTGAAGAAGAAACTAAAATAGCATTCGTTAAAAATACTTTAATGGAATCTCAAAGAGGTCAGTTATTTATTGCAGAACATATATTTGGTAAGCCAAAAGAAACTATTGAAGCTACACACAACATAAATGATTTTAATATAAAAGACATATTTAAAATTGGAAATAAATCTGAATGAAAAGTATAACTTACTAGGTTCTGAAAGTAGATACTTTGTAATTACAGGCGGTAGAGGTTCAGGTAAATCTTATTCTTTAAATTCTTTTCTGTTGCTATTGACTTATGAAGTTGGACACGTTATTTTGTTTACACGTTATACATTAACATCAGCAAATGTTTCTATCATTCCTGAATTTATAGACAAAATAGAATCAGCTGATTTAACGAATGATTTTTATATAACTAAAGATGAAATAGTAAACTTAAGAACTGGCTCTAAAATACTATTTAAAGGTATTAAAACGAGTAGTGGAACACAAACTGCTAATTTAAAATCATTAGCTGGTGTTACAACGTGGGTATTAGATGAAGCAGAAGAACTAACAGATGAAGAAACATTTGAAAAGATAGATTTCAGCATTAGAACAAAAGGCATTCAGAATAGAGTTTTATTAGTATTAAACCCAGCAACAAAAGAACACTTTATTTATAAAAAGTTTTTTGAGGATAAAGGTATTCAAGCAGGTAGTAATTTAATTAAAGGCGATACTACTTACATTCATACAACGTATTTAGATAACATCACAAATCTTTCAGAATCGTTTATAAATCAAATAGAGAATATAAAAGAAAGAAGACCTGAAAAATACAAACATCAAATATTAGGTGGATGGTTAGACAAAGCAGAGGGAGTTATATTTACGAACTGGACAATAGGCGAATATAAACAAATAGGTAAATCTGTATTCGGTCAAGATTTTGGTTTTAGTAATGACCCAACAACATTAATAGAATGCAATATAGACGTTTCTAACAAACGAATTTATATTAATGAAAGGTTTTGTTTACCTGCACTAACAACGTCGCAAATACACTCTTTAAATAAGCAACACGCAAACGATGCTTTAATAGTAGCTGATAGTGCCGAACCTAGATTAATAAGCGAACTACAAACATCAGGGTTAAATATAGTTCCAGCAATTAAAGGTCAGGGTTCTGTAACTTATGGAATATCTTTATTACTAGATTATGATTTGATAGTTTCACCTGAATCAATTAATTTGATTAAAGAGTTAAACAATTATTGTTGGTTAGAAAAGAAAAGCAACACACCAATAGATAATCATAACCATTTAATCGATGCGTTACGTTATGCAGTAGGATACCAATTAGAAAACCCAAACAAAGGAACTTATTTTATCTACTAATGACATACGGAGAAATGATTGCGACAATACAATGTTATATTCATCACACAAAAGGCGTAGAAATAGACATAGCATTACCTGCTAATATAGGTCAAATTAAAAAGATGAAGACAATGTACGCGATAGCAAGTGAATATTTGAAAAGTTAAATAAAAGTTAAAATTGTAAATTGTTTTTTTATTGTCAATAACTAGAGTATATTTGTACTCAGATAACAACAAATAAAAAACAGAAATTATGACAACTCAAGAAATTAAAACAAACATTGAAAGATTAGAAAATACAATTAAAATGAATATTTGGAATAAAGGTTATGTTGAAAATTGCAAATCTCAAATAGAAAATTATAAATTAATTTTAAATGCATAAATTAACAATAATAGACAATGCCATTAATAATTGGAAACAAAGATATAATGGTGTTGTTTTTTGGTTTGATGTAAAAACATATTCTAAAGAATGGTGTTTAGAACAAATATTATTTTTTGAAAAATTAAAAACAAAAACAAATGGAAAAACAAATAATCAAAGGCAGAAATAACGTAATTTGGATAAAAGATGGTGCAAACTATATTAAAGGAATCCAATACACAGAATTAAAAGAAAAC